ATGTCTAGTGGCTGTGTTAGAATTAGCTGCTGCTAATTTTTGTATACCAACTAAAGCATTCTTATCTGGCGTTGAAGCGTCTCTAGATTCGTTTAGTCCGGTGACGTCACGAATCATTTGTAAATAATAATTGTAAGTCTGTATTAAACTCTGTAGTTTATTACCACCTGCCCCATTCTGTATTTGCTGTATAGGTATTTTACCAGGGTTTTGATCTCCTTCGGAAGTAAATGATCTACCAATAACCGAACCAGTTTGGAAAAACATATTTAAAGCTTCTTGTGGAGAGTAGTTAGTCCCGTTACCAAGATCAACTTCTGCTAAACCATCAGCATCCATATAAACACCGTCAGGTACCATACGTGATAATACTTGTTGTAACTTTAAATGGGTTAATTGAATCATATCAGCAAACCCAGTTATTCTACTAACTATAGATTCTATTTGACCTTTATACATTCTAGGCGCTACGATACTATAATTAGTTCTAACTTTTGAGAAATTCGATTTAGTTCTCAACATATTTTGAGCCATCTCCCATTTAAGTAGTTTATCAGTACCAAGGATCAATACTCCCTCGTATAAACATTCAACTACTTTCTCCAACTTAGAGAAGTTCCCCTCCATATCAGCTGGTGGATTAAAGGTATCGTCTTTCTCTATAACTCTCTCAGCACCACTACCAGTTTCCTTTACTTTGTAAGTATTATTCTTATGTGTTTTGAAGTTGAAATATAATACATCAACTTTATTGTTATCTTTACTATTATAATTTCTATTATGACCTTGATAACTTCTCATAGAACTTTTAGGTCCACTAACAATATCCTTAATGTCAGACTCAGTGAGATTAGGAAATTGTTTTACTAATTCGTTTAAAGGTATCTCTTTAACCTCGCCAACGTAATATATATCATCAAAGTAAGGTGATTCAGTATAAGAGTAAACAAGGTTAGCTGGATCAACATATTCTACTTTAGCTCCTTCACTCCAATCAAATGTAGTTTTAGTAGCACCTATACCTATAGTAGTTAGATCGTATAAAGTTCTCCTCTTTATTAAGTCAAACCTACTACCATCCATTAAAACATTTATAGCTTGCTCTTCAGCTAACTCAACAGCTTGCTTGTAATCCAATTGCATGTGAAGCCCTAACTCTTCCTCTGTATCAGGTAGTTTTTCTGGATCATTCTCGTATAAATCCATGTTTAAACCTTGCTTAGCAGCGTCATTGAATTCTTTAGCTCTAATGTCTCTAAGCATAGATTCCATATACTCAGTCCTCTTACTTACACCGTAAGAGTCTTGAGAGTAAGCTTTAACTTCGTAAGCTCTTTGAGCCATACCATTCACAACAATATCAACAAACTTAGGTACAATCGGTACAGGTTTCCAATCCAAGTTTAAGTAGCTTAAGTCACCATTTATAGATAACTCATCTTTATATTTCTGTATAGGTTGCTCTCCTCTGGCATACAACCTTAATTTATGAAAATTGCTTTGCTGCTTATAGTATCTATGGTTGTTTCCAGAAAACCATTCATGCTCTATAGCTCTAGCTACTTTTAACCCATACTCTGAAGTCATCTTCTCTAGGTCGCTAACTGCTTGAGAAGGAAAATTACTTATCGCAGACTCTGCCATAATTTACTTTTTTATTATTGTTGAATTAAACCCTGTATTTTTATATTTGGATATTGTAAGGTTAACTGGTTCTCTTTTATATTCTGGGTTTGGTCTATATAAATGTCTATTACAAGCCATGATAGCTAAACCTGTACTAATAGAAGCATCGTGCTTTGTTCTTTTGGTTATATCAAATCTACTCCAATCATTTAACGTCTCGTTAAAATACATAGTACCATAAGTACCATCTTGAAGTAAACCAATATGATCGTTAATATACATTTCAATTGCAGCAGCGTGAGCTTGTTTTATATCCTCACTAGAGTTTGGTATACCACCAACCTCTCTTTCAGCAACTGATAATTTATTCCACACTTTATCAGGACGATTCATACTAAAACCTCTATAACCTCTTCTGCGTAGATAATATAACAACCTTGGTTTATTGTTCTCTGCTAGTATAGGCATACCATAAAATACTATAGCCATTAAAACATCCTCAAAGAATATCTCTGCAGTTTGTGGTCTAGCTAAGTATTCTAAAAAGAAAGTATTAGCTGGGGCATCTTCCATTGAAAACTTAGTCAGTCCGTGTAAAGCTCCTTTAGAACCTTTACCATCTACAGTACCACTAATATCATAACTATCACAACCAAACGAACCCATATGCTCGTTTCCAGGATACCTAATTCCATTCTTTATTATTACATTATTTTGTAACTTTCTATTAGGTACCCAACTAACCTTAAATCTACCTCTAGGATCTGGATTGAAAACTACCTGCGTGTCTTTCACTCCGTTAACCCATTGGAAGTTACCAGTAGTTAATACTGAGGAATTTCTATTACCTTCGTTGTAATCGATCTGCTCATATATCTTAACGAGATTAAATAAAGAGTTTTTTGTCTCATCTCTAAATGCGTGTTCTTCTGATCTAGGGAATTGTCTGTAAAATTCATTTAAAGCATCTTGATCTCCTTTTAAACCATCAACCTCATTTTCCCAATAATCTACTACTCCAATATCTATTAATTCACCATGAGGTCCTCGCCTTGCATCGTCTGGTGTATCAAAAACTGGAATTCCGTACTCGTCAATAAATCCTTCATAATTCCACTCCATTGGTATAAACAAAGAATATAAACCAGACTTTGTCTGTCCATTTCTATTTCGCTTCGTAACATCCGAGTCATAAAACAATTTTTTAAAATTATCACCACCTTTATCTAAAGCGTTAGATGTTGAGCCCATCATACACTTACCTACTATTCTACCACCTAACCTTAAACAAGTTTTAGTTACTCGCCAGTTATTTAATATATTATCAGGTCTCTCCCACTTACCACTCTCATCATGAACTAATAGAGAAAGTTTCTCCCCATCATAACTGTTATCACCAGTGTTTTTCCAGTCAATAGTAGTATCAAGACCTTCCATGTCATCTTGTTCTTCATGCACACCCATCTTTCTACGAGTAAACTTCTTAGCTGGGACACGATAAGCTAATTCAGATTTTGGACGATCCATACCATCTTGAATAGGCTTAAAGAAAAACGGATAGTTAATACTTATAGGTACTATCTTATCCGTAAACATTTTCTTAGCATCAGCCCCACTCTTAGATAACACTCCAAATCTACTATCACCTGCAAGAGTGGCTAAGTTAACGGTTTCAGCTGAGCTCATAAAAGAAAATCCAGAACGTCTATTTTTTAAATAACACATCCCATAACATCTTTGATCAGCTTTACACGCCTCCCAAAATATAAAGAATAATCTATTTGCCTCCCTAAAATCAGGTGCACCCACATCAATCTTACTCCATTGTAAATACATATAGTAACTACCAGGTATATAAGTTGGAGTTCCATTACTCATGAACCAAAACCCATTCTCTCTCCTATCGAATTCCTGATCTATATAACTATAATGTGTTTCCTTAAATTCTTTAGAATAATCTACCCAGTCGAATCTAGTTTTAATCTTTTTGAAAGCTTCAGGAAAATTAAATCTTCTCCATTTTTGCTCACTCTTCTTTTTAGAACAACTAAATATATCCTTAGGTACTTTAGGTAAAGCTATCTTTAAACCCTGTATATCTAATATCTCACCTATCTGTCCAGATTTAGATATAACTACTATATCACTTTCTTTGTCATAACCATACTTCCACTTCTTACCCTTATTAAGTCTATTAATAGTGGTTAGCTTTACAGGTTCTATTACTTTATACAGTGATTGTTCGTACATTACTTACTCCTTCCTTCTGCAAACCCTTGAAATTTAGGTTTATTATCTTTGGGTTTATCTAAATCGTTTAATACCCTTTCCTCTTCCTCTATTCTAGTTAGAATTTCGAATGCATCAAATATAGCTAGCTTCTTAGTAGCTGCAGCATTCTTTAATCTATCCGCTGATATATCATCGTCAGAGTCTACAATAGGTTCTTTAGCTACTTTAATTAACTCTTCTACTGCTCTCCGCCCAGCTTGGATTATACTCTTCTTCGTTTCCTTGGTATTCATATTCAATTGTAATAAAATTATTCATAACTCTATATAATCTCTCTCCATCTACTACAAACTCAAATTCACTGCTAGGTCTAAAACCCACCAATTGAGTAGGAAGAAAACTCCCATCAGAATATTTTACTATTCCAACGAGAGGTCTTTCAGGTGTAAGACTATATTTATCTTGAGATTTTATGGGCTTAACGAATGTATACCCTGGCATAGCGTTCCAGTCACCACCAGTTTTGCACATGAATATTTGATCTTGAGATACTAAGTATTCGTCTTCATTTAAGAAACTTCTACTGTTCTTCTCACGACCTTTAACATCATGCCATCTTCTAAAAACATTATGATGTACTATAACCTCGCTACCTTCAACTAAACCCATAGGGTTATATATAGGT